CGGCTTCCGTGCGCGCAAGGCGGTGCGCGACGCCCGCAGTGGCCTGCGCCGCCTCTACGAGATCGATCTGTGGGAGATCTCCATCGTCACCTTCCCCATGCTGCCGGATGCGCGCGTCAGCGCCGTCAAGTCAGCATGTTTCTCCGCCCGGCCGCAAACGGCGCTCGCCTCACCCAGGCTGGAGATGCGCCGGCTTCGCGGCTCCCCGGCTCATGCCAACCGCGCGCATCCTCCAGCGCGGTGCGAAGCCCGGCCGGGCGGAGGTCCTTTACCGGCGGTCTGCCGCAGCGAGCAATTTCATCAACCCATGAGGATGACATGACCGAATATAGCACTCCTGCTGAGTGGGAGAACAAGGCCGTGCGGCCGTCCGGCTCCGGCATCGGAGAGGCGCATGACGGCTTTCTCCATGCATTCGAGGCCTTCAAGGAAACCAATGACGAGCGGCTGGCGCAGATCGAGCGCCGCATGGCCGCCGACGTCGTGACGACGGACAAGCTCGACCGCATCAACCGCGCCCTCGACGACTACAAGGCGACGGTCGACCAACTCGTGCTGAAGGCTGCGCGTCCGCAGCGCGGCGGCGGCGTCTTGCCGAGCGGCGCGGCGGCCGAGCACAAGGGCGCCTTCGAAACCTATATGCGCCGTGGCGAAGCGGCCAATCTGCGCCGGCTGGAGGAGAAGGCGCTGTCCGTCGGCTCCGACGCCGATGGCGGCTATCTGGTGCCGGAGGAAGTCGAAGCCGGCGTGATGCGGGCTCTGCGCGAGGCCTCGCCGATCCGCGCCATCTCGGCAGTGCGGCAGGTCTCGTCCAACACCTACAAGAAGCCATTCGCCATCACCGGCGCGGCCACCGGCTGGGTCGCCGAGACCGGCACGCGCTCACAGACCAATTCGCCGACGCTGGCCGAGCTCGCCTTCCCGACCATGGAGCTCTACGCCATGCCGGCAGCGACGCAGACCCTGCTCGAGGACGCCGCCGTCAATATCGACGAGTGGGTCGCCGAGGAGGTGCGCATCGCCTTTGCCGAGCAGGAGAATACCGCGTTCGTCACCGGCGACGGCTCGAACAAGCCGAAGGGTTTTCTGAGCTACACGAAGGTCGCGGAGGCGAGCTGGGCGTGGGACAAGATCGGCTATCTGGCGACCGGCGTCGATGGCGGCTTCCCCGTGAGCGATCCCGCCGACAAGCTGATCGACCTCGTCTACACCCTGAAGTCGGCCTATCGCGGCAACGCCCATTGGGTGATGAACCGCTCGACCCAGGCCGAGATCCGCAAGATCAAGGACGGCGACGGCAATTATATCTGGCGCCCCGGCGACCAGGCCGGTCAGAACGCCACGCTGATGGCCTTCCCGATCGCCGAGACCGAGGACATGCCGGAGATCGCGACGGACAGCTTCTCGATCGCATTCGGCGATTTCGGTCGTGGCTATCTCGTCGTGGACCGGATCGGCATCCGCATCCTGCGCGATCCGTTCTCGGCCAAGCCCTATGTGCTGTTCTACACGACCAAGCGCGTCGGCGGCGGCGTCCAGGATTTCAATGCCATCAAGCTTCTGAAATTCGCCACGGCGTGACGGCGGCGTGACCGGGTTTTTGCGTACTGCCGACGGCCGCGGCCTCGGTGACAGTCCTTATGCAAATTTGCAACATCGGCCATAGTTTCGCTGAAATTCAGCAGTGCCGAATCGCACAGAGCATATGTCCTCACTTGCTTATGAGTGCTGCGCCGGCTGGCAAGGAAAAGATATAAGTCTTTGAATGTCTGGCCGTAACCGGGCGGTGATGTCTAAGCGGTGGCACGCCAAATACGCGCCTCCCGATCGCCGGATTTTATTCCCATACGCAGAATCCCAACCCTATGCCCGCCAAGGCTTTTCTGTTTTCGCTAGAGGTGTCCAGAGGCGGTGAATGAATACGCTCGATCAGGTTTGCGCTGCCCCCCTCGGCGCGATGGCCCGCCTCGGGCAGAGGCCGCGACGCTCTCCCCCGTCGCGGCCTCATTTCTCAGCCCGCGTAAGCGTATCTCCTCGTCAGTTGCGTAATTTGGAACGGGTGTTTCACGGGCGCTCGCAGGCGAACACAAACGCCTGTTTCTGCGTTCGCTGAGCAAAATATTGCGCAGAAAAAGACACCGCCAAAAGGTAGATCCAATGCCGTTGATCCTTACCTCCGGCCCCTCGGTCGAGCCGGTCTCGCTCGCCGATGCGAAGGCTCATGCCCGCGTCGATAGCGACGCCGAAGATACGCTGATCTCGAGCCTCATCCTTGCGGCGCGCCTCCACATTGAGCGCTGCCTGGACCTGGCGCTGATCAGCCAGAGCTGGTCGCTCTATCTCGACCGCTGGCCCGACGGCGCGTTCGTCGAGCTTCCGCTCGCGCCGCTGATCAGCGTCGATGCGGTGCGGCTCTACGGCCCGACCGGCTCGTCGGCGGCGCTCGACCCAGGTCTCTTCATCATCGACAGCGCCTCGCGCCGGCCGCGTCTCGCCCGCCAGGACGGGCAGAGCTGGCCCCTTCCAGGGCGCGGCGTCAACGGCGTCGAGATCGCCTTTACCGCGGGCTACGGCCAGGCCGAGGACGACGTGCCCGCGCCTGTGCGGCTGGCGATCAGGATGCTCGTGGCGCATTGGTACGAGGCGCGCGAGCCGGTTCTTCTCGGCGAGCAGGCCGATCCGGTTCCGGCGTCGGTTGCAAGCCTCATCGCGCCCTATCGGAGCATCCGGCTATGAGCGCCCGCATCGGCCGTCTGCGCCACCGTCTCAAGATCGAGCGGGAGGCGCGGACCCCGGATGGCGGCGGCGGCGCTGCGGTCGCCTGGGAAGAGCTGGCCGAAGTCTGGGGCGCTGTCGAGACGATGTCCGGAAAGGAGACGGTCAGCGCAGACCGTGTCGCCGGCGAGGCGTCCTGCCTGATCACCATCCGCCATCGCAGCGATATCGCTCCTGCCATGCGCTTCCGGCGCGGCGAGGAGATCCTTCATATCCTCTCGGTGCTGGACAAGGATGGCCGCAAGCGGTTCCTCGCCTGCCAATGCGAGCGGCGGGACCTATGAAATTCGATGCCCGCCTCGATGGGCTCGATGATTTCAATCGGGCCTTGTCCGATATTGCCGCCTCCGGCGAAATCAAGGATGCGCTGAAGGAGGCGGCGTCCGGGCTTCACGATGCGGCGATCGCCAGGCTTCACGACGGGCAACCGCCGGAGAGCGTCACCGGCGCGCTCGCCTCTTCGCTCCAGGTCGATCTTGCCGATGACGGCATGAGCGCGACCGTCGGCACCTCGCTCGACTATAGCTGGCAGCTCGAATTCGGCAGCCTCGGCCGTCCCGCAACGCCTTGGCTGGAGCCGGCCTTGAGGGACGCGCAACCGGGCATTCTCGCCAGGATCAGGCGCTGGCTTGCATCCTCCGGCAAAACGTCCGCAGGTTGATCGCGGCGTTCGCCGCAGTCCGCTCATCACACATCCGGCAAAGGAGCCGCCCATGGTCAATCCCGGCTGGGATCTGCAAAAGGCCGCCTATGCAGCGCTCGCGGCCGATGCTTCTCTGACCGCGCTCGTCGGCAGCGGCGCGATCCACGATCACGCGCCTCAGAACGCCGGCTTCCCCTTCGTCGTCATCGATCAGGTGCGCGTGAACGACTGGAGCACCGGCACGGAGCGCGGTTCGGAGCATTTGCTGATGCTGCATGTCTGGTCGCGCTACGAAGGCAAGCGCGAGGCGTATGAGATCGCCGATGCGATCCGCGCCGTCCTCGACGAGGCGGAGCTGGCGCTCGACAGCAACCGGCTGATCAATCTCAGACACCAGTTTTCCGATCTGAAACGCGATCCCGACGGCGAGACCTATCACGGCGTCCTGCGCTTCCGCGCGGTGACCGAGCCGCTGAGCTGATTTTCACGCGGCTTCTTTTCGAGACGGTGTCTTTATTCGTGCTGTCCAGATTTTCCGTATACTTAGTATAGCCGCTCTTATCGAAGGCATCCGCGAAACGATCCCTATCTGGATCGAGTGAGATCCCTCCGCCGTCGCCCCGGCCAACGAGCCGGGGTCCACTATATTCGCCGCGACCGCTGTGCCGTGTGGCGAGCAGAGTGGGTCCCGGCTCGGCCTGATGGCCGTCCGGGACGACGTAGTGTTTCGCAGACGCCTTGCAGGGGAGAGGGCTATTGGCGTGCGCGTCGGCGTCGCCTTTCCCACACATTCCGGAGACATTCCATGGCTGCCCAACGCGGCAAAGACCTCTTGCTCAAAGTCGATACCAACGGCGCCGGCAGTTATTCGACCGTGGCCGGCCTGCGCACGCGCAGCCTCGCCTTCAATGCGGCGGCCGTGGACATCACCAATACAGAGTCCACGGATGAATGGCGCGAGCTGCTGGCTGGCGCCGGTGTGAAGACGGCGAAGCTCAGCGGCAGCGGCATTTTCAAGGATGCCGCATCCGACGAAACGGTGCGCGCCTGTTTCTTCGCCGGTACGATCCGGTGCTGGCAGGCCGTCATTCCCGATTTCGGGACGGTCGAAGGCCTATTCCAGATTACGGCGCTCGAATATTCCGGCAGCCACGACAATGAGCTGACTTTCGAGATCGCGCTGGAATCCGCCGGCGCGCTGAGCTTCACCGCGGCTTAAGCAGTAGGGTGGGTTGAGCATGGCGAAACCCACCGTTGACGGACGCCATGATGGGTTTCGCTGCACTCAACCCATCTACGGATCGTTACGATCGCTCAAAGGAGACAATCATGGTCAACCGCCATCGCGGCGAAATCGAAGCGGTGCTCGACGGCAGACCCTACACGCTCTGCCTGACGCTGGGCGCGCTGGCCGAGCTCGAGGACGCTTTCGGCGCTGAAGACATGCTTGCGCTGGCCGAACGTTTCGATGCCGGGCGGCTCAGTGCGCGCGACGCTATCCGTATCATCGCGGCTGGCCTGCGCGGCGGGGCGAACGAGATCGAAGAGAGCAGGATCGCGCAGATGCAGGCCGATGGCGGCGCGGCGGGATTCGTCGATATCGTCGCGCGGCTCTTGACCGCGACCTTCGGCGCTGGCTCCCCCGCCAAAGAGACCGAGGCTCCCATGCCGGGAAAGCTCCCGAAGGCGGCGCGCGATCCGCTTTGACGCCGTTCCCATGGGACGACGCGATTGCGGCCGGGCTCGGCGTTCTGCGGCTCTCACCGGGCGCGTTCTGGTCGATGACGCCGCGGGAGCTGGCGCTTGCTCTGCGCGGTGCGGCCGGACTTTCCGCGGTAGCCGCCCCCTTCACGCGCACCGATCTCGCCGCCCTTATGAGCCAGTTTCCTGATCAGCCTCGCGCTTCCGGTCCTCGCTCCGGAAGCTGAGCTACCGGCGGCGGAATTGCTCCGCCTGCGCTTCGAGGATTTTCAATGACCGACACCGTCGCCAGCCTTTCCGTCCGTATCGGCGCGGACACCACGGATGCCCGGCAGAAATTGAAAGAGCTGGAACGCCTCGGCGGCGCATTCGGCCGCAGCATCAACACGGCTTTTGCCGACGCCGTATTCTCCGGAGAAAGCCTCGGCCAGACGCTGCGCTCGCTCGCGCTGGATCTGTCGCGCCTGGCTCTGCGCTCGGCCTTCCAGCCCTTCACCAACGCAATCGGGAACGGGCTCGCAGGTCTCTTCGCTGGCGTAACCCCATTTGCCAAAGGCGGCGTCGTGGGTTCGCCGATGCCGAAGCCCTTTGCGCAAGGCGGCGTGATCGCTTCGCCAGTGACCTTTCCGCTGGGGTCCGCGCAGACGGGTCTCGCTGGCGAAGCCGGGCCCGAAGCGATCCTGCCGCTGACGCGGGGGGCGGACGGGCGGCTCGGCGTGCG